CGGAGTCTACGACTACTATGTTATCTGCTTCTGTAGCCTCGACTATCTCTTTGCCTAGCTGTATAGGAGTCTTGATCTTCCCCTTATGTGGGCAACCTTCACACCCACCGGGATTAGACTTATCAAACTCCGCACAACTATGAGGCCCACCTATGTGCGCTATCTTTTGCTCAGTAGTAATCGGGTCGTAGTCTTGATGCCCTTGTGATAACTTATGAATCGCTTTGTCTTTATCTACACAAAACTTAGCTATGGATAACGCATCAAACCATCGTGGCTCTGATAACGATTCCCTGTTCTCGTAGCAATCAAGTAACTGTGCACACCCCGTACCACTAGCACTGCGGATCATAATCTTGCTGAACTTAGATATGGTGCTGTCCATCATGGACTTAGCCAGTTCGGTTAGTTCGCGCTTAGGGGGTACTTCAGACCTCTCTTGTACTCCGAGTAAGTTCTTTAGCGTTTCAAATTCTATCGGCGGAGCATAGCCAATTACGTCTACTCTCTCAGGCGGTTCATCTTTAAAGTTATAGGTTCCGGGGATTCTAAGCACACGGGCTACTTCAAATACTTTCCCGTCTATGTGGAAGTTATGGATTACGCAAAGTGTTCTTAGTCGTTCTGCTACGGGCTCCCACTCCTCTCTTGTTACGGATTCAGTAAGGGGCCAGTACACATGTATACCCCGTCCCGAATTAACAATCAGTGGCTTTGGTAACCCTATTATCTTGCAGAAACGCTTTAGTTCATTAAGCCCTGTAGTCTGGTCTATGTAACCATCCGGCCTACCAGTTTTGGAGTTGATCTCAGCCTTACTCTCCCCGCAATCAATATCCAACCAAAACGCTTTTAGTGCTTTGACGTTCTCTTTGAACCTATTTTTATTAGTCTCAAACTTAGCTACGCCGAAGTACACGTTACGTTTCTGGGCTACAAACTTTGCTACTACTGCATCCACTTCCTCCCTTGTCTCTACAAGCTCTTGCCTGACATTGTCCTTACCCTTTATACCAAGCACTGCAAACCATCCATCGGATGGCTGGACAATACTCAGAAGGTCGTTATCTGTCATAGTCAAAAAAAGAGGGAGTTACCCCCTTATGCTCTCTTGTGGGCTGTGAAAACTACTTATTGGTTGAGGCTATGAAATCTTTGATCGTAGAAACCATGAAGTTTAGCGGATCAGAAGTCCCGATAAACCAGTTGTAAATGGTCTGCCGACTAACCCCTAAGCTAGTAGCTACTATAGCCACCGGGATGTTCCGCTTGATGCACGCCTTACCTAGACGCACACCAAGACGGGACTTATCGGCTTTGCTATTTTGTTGGATAATCCTAGCACTGTAGCCGGTACTCATAGTTATTAGTCCTTGCTCCAATCATCAACTACATCTGCTAGTGACTGCTTAGTTTGCGGTGGTAGTTCTACCTTCTTAGCCGGACGCTTGATAGGCTCTTCGATTACTTCAGCATCTTCTTCGTCGGGCTCATCAGAACGGGCTATCTTAGGCTTTTGCTCTATTGCAATCGGCTGCTTAGTTACCTTGTCAGCTTGAGCAACAGTGATCTTAGTATACATCTGGGTCTCAGGTCTAGCTTGAGCTGCTTTAACCAGTGCATATTCTTCGTCGGTTATACCCCGTAGTGGCGTAAATGCAAGCTCCATAGAATCTGCGTTCAAGTCATAGCTTATGTTGGTAACCACGTTGTCAGGTGATTCACCGTTAGCAAGCAGGAACTTGATATAGCTCTCGAAGGGATGCACGTTGCCTGTACCCTTACCGAAGATAGACTTAGCAGGGATGTTGAACTGATACACATCGCCCGGGGCATCGTTCTCAACTAGCACAGAGATACGGCGTTGGAACCTGCAAGCCCTGCTCTTCTCGCTTTCGCCAGAACCAGCTATGTTCATTGGGCAGTCAGCGCAGTTGGTATGCTGTTTGTCTGATGCAGCTTCTTCGGGCTTATCACCTAAGTTAGACCAGCAGTTAGGCAGGGTAGCTTCTTTAGCAGGATCAAATTTCTCTTTGTAGAATATACGGGATACCTTTGGCAGTGCGTACACGATGATTACGTTGATCTCACCACGTAGGGCATCACCGATTTGCTTGCCGTTTACTAGGCGCTTGAACGTACCATTAACATTGGTTTGTATACGGCGTGAAGTACTGGCGTTAGTGGCTGATTCAAATGTCTTAGCAAAATCGCTAAGCTCTCTCTTGGTAGAAACAACAGCACCATCTTGTTTGAAAATAGCTAGGTTACTCATTTACTGCTCCTTATATTTTATTAGGCTTACGAACTTGTACGGTGTAACTACGGTCTGCTTGCATACCCATAGGGAACGCTTCGGGATTAGCTTCTAGGAACTCCTTCATATTCGTCCCGTGGATTCTTTGCTCCAGTAAGAAAGGTGCATCATGTTCTGATATGAACCGATACATCGAATCCCAATCACTCGTCCAATACCGTGTAGAAATCCTACGAGAGACTGTTCCTACTGGCGTTCTGATACTGTCTAGGTTCTGCTCTTTGCATAAGTTCAAGAGGCTTTGCCCGACAATACCAAACTGCTCTTTCAGTGATGCTAACTCTTCTTTATGCTGCGTTTCCTTTTCATCTATAGCATTACGAATCTTTAGGTACACCTTTACTAGCTTGTTAATATCTACTTCGTTTGTTAACTGAAACCTGCCCGTTGATAACCCCGCACGATATTTTGTTCTTCTCAAGAAACTCTCTGAACAACTCTATAGTATGGGTGAACGGAACAAACACCAGCACCTTATGGGATGATTCTTCAATCACCTCTAGGATTACCTGTAGCCTATTAGATACATCAAACTCTATGACTTCTTTATTATCCGAATAGACAGCACCACCAGATATTTGTAGCAGCTTGTTGAGGTTAACAGCGGCGTTAACTGAAGTGACTGATTCGCCATCCGCAGTTAGAGTCATCTGCCTCTTAAGCATGTTGTAGTACTTCTGCTGTTGCGCTGTTAGTGGCGCTTCACGGTCAACAAAGGTTACCTCGGGTAGATCGAGACACTGATCCTTCTCAAACCGAATGGCTGGCTGTAGCACCTTGTGCACTACTTCCTGTGCCTGTGGCTTAGGAATCCAGCGGAACTGCGAGGCTTTGTACATCACCTGATCTCGGAACTGACCGTAGTACTTAGGGCATACCTCTGGGTTAATCAGCTTTGCTATACCGTAAGCATCCAGAGGGGATTGTGCTGCGGGAGTACCTGTTAGCATCCACACCCACTTAGCACTAGCGCATACATCCCTCAGTACCTTCCACCTATTAGTCTGCATATTCTTATAGGCGTTGCACTCATCAACTACAACCAGATCAAACGTGCCGTCATTTATGACTTCATCTTTAACAACAGCTAGGCCATCGAAGTTGATTACTACAAACTGAGCACCCGCAGCAATGATCTTAGCGCGTGTCTTAGAGTCGCCATGAGCAACAGAGCAACTACGGTGCATAGCAAACTTGAACATGTCCACTTGCCAAGCCGACTTCATAATAGACAGGGGGCATAGCACCAGCACACGGCGTATCTCCCCTATGTTTATGAGGTAGTCAGCAGACCAGATAACAGATGCGGTCTTACCCGTACCCTGCTCATTAAAACAAAACGCCTTCTTGTGTAAGGTTAAGAACGAAGATGTTTCCTTCTGGTGAGCAAATGGAGTAAGCCTACCTGTCCACTTGTAGTCCCGCTTGATCGTTGAAGGCACATCCTTGATACGAAGTTTAGCTAGGGCTTGTGCTTCCTCTAACCCCCAGTGTATTGCCACCTCGTATACATCTTCTTCCTGACTTACTACCTTACTCTTCTTGATACTTTCTGTTATTAGATGGGGTCGTTTTGTCCGAACCAGTAATATTTTATCGTCTATTATTTTCATTTAACTGAGCGATCTGCTTTCCTTTTAAAAGATCTGTTGGCACTGGCGGTTTTTACGCTCAGGTTGGAACTATCATTTGATCCGCCTTTGGACAGCGGCTTGACGTGATCTACATCTTTACCATCACCCTTACTTACGCTACCGGATTTCTCTAGCTTGCTACGTGCAGTGTTACGTTTAGCACGGTTCTTCTTTTGTTCTTCCGTTCCTTGATACTGTTCGTACTCTTTCTTGTATGGTCTAGGCTTGTTTACGTAAGGCATTATCTTCTCCTTTGATGTTCACAATGATGTACTGGGCAAAACTTACACAGCGGCCCTGATGATGCGTTCCACACTCCTGTTTCTTCAGCAGCAGCAAGACGATCTAGCTCCGGTTCAAATGTGTTGAAGTATGAATCACGAAGCTCGGCGTGGTGCTCCTTGTGTATGAACTCTTTACTTACTACAAACGCTAACGCTGACTTGATCTTCTTAAGCTCGGGGAAGTGGGTGAACAGCGCAGCAGCTATAGCATCTAACTGTTTAGTATCCGCATACTTAGCGTTCTTACTGGTCTTGTAGTCTACAGAGAAAGCTATGTCCCCTTTCCTAATCACCAGATCAGCTACACCCCGCCACCATACATCGGCATCAAAGAAACCACAGGGTGCGTATCCAGTGCCTACCTTCTTTACACCTAGCTTAAGTTCACAGTGCTTGTCCCCTGTGATGTTCTTCAGCTTATCTAGTACGTCCTTAACAAACGAGAACTTGGGGGGTATAGCCACATCTGACTTTACGTAGTCCTCAGCAGCTTTATGTAGTTCCTGCCCGTACAACGTAGCATCGCTACCTTTATCTTGTATGTCCTTGAGTATCCGTAAGTGGTAATACTTCTTCGGGCATTGCTCAAATGTTTTGAGACTACTGTAAGACCATGAACTCATTGTCGATACCCTTGGGGTTCTGTAGTACTTGTTATCGTGAAATACGGTTTCCTCTAGTATACCTGTCTTTACAGCTTTCTTTAGTAAAGTAGTAACCTTCCCCCTGCTTACAATAAAATATCTAGCAAGGTGCTTCTGTGAAACCCAGTCTCTTCGT